GTCTTCCCTGCGCACGAATGTTTCCTGTGGCTACTTGCTCTCTTGTTTTACCGTCCATCTTAGAACCACCTCTACCGAGTCTTAGTTCTACTTGCATTGATACACGCAATTGTGGCACTGGCAAATTTAATGGATTGGTATACAAGTAATATAAACCTGCACCACCAATCTGAATATAGTAACAATTCTTCTTTTTATAATGTGCATGAAGAAATGAACTATCAACTGCTACTTTACCATTAAGAGGAACTAACAATCTTTCTCTTGTCAATTCTTCCCAAACATGTTTCGTGGACTTTAATGGAAGTCCATTAATACCTGCTGCAATTGCTGGAGGATTCTTTTCTTTTGAATATTCCAATAATGCATCCAGATGTTTCTTCTTTGTATCTAGAATACTTACAATCTTTTTATCTAACTCTGGATCAATTTCAGTTTTTGCTGAGACTTGAAATTTACCAGAATTCATATCGTAATTGTAAGATCCACCACCCATCTGGGCAGTTCTATCTTGTTTGATTTCTATGTTAATGATCGCATTGTTGGATTTGCGAATAAGGACGAGGTCGGGTTCTGCAGCAGAAAATGCAGCAGTACCTCCTGGTTTGATTTTCAAGTCAGTGTTGAGTATCTGTTCGGAAATGACTCCCAGAACTTTATTCTCGTACTCTACACCACCTGTGCCAACTGACATTCAAACTCCCTATTAATATAGAAACTATCTATATTATTTAGGACGACGAGATGCTCTGATAGTTCGCTGGTATTTACGATCCCACTTAACAATCTGCTGCATCAGTTTAGGAATTGCAGCGTTATTACGATAGTCGTAATTGAATGTTTTGAGGATGTAGTTGAGAGTGGAAGAATCCTTATAGTGCTTGGCTCTATTAATTAGTTCTTCTGTAGTGATGGTTGGTTTGTAGGTTTTGAAATCAAGTAATACACAGTGGGCATATGCCTGAATTTCATCGAACTCGGAGAGATATCTTCTCTCAATGTTCTTCTTTTCATGTTTTACTTTCTTGTAAGGAACGATGTAGTTTGACCACTCGTCTCCTCTTCTATCATACTGCATGAAGTGTATTAACTCATGCATTTCAGTCTGGATTATACGATACTTAAACTTGTTCCATGTGTCATGTGTAAATGGAAACCTATCGAATGCAGTTGTGTATATCTGAATAGAACATTGTCTTTCGTCTGGTGCATACTCACCACCGACAGCGACATAGTTGTCATACATTTTTGCTTTGGATTTTTGTGGGAGGAACTCGACTTTAGTTCTCCACTTTTTGAAGTAGTTTGAAAGACCCTTAGAATCGTTGCGATACTTGTCTAGGTCTTTCCACACTTTTGCTGGTATAAATGATGCCCTAAATGGTCGCTCGTAAAAGTTGAGCAAGTCCATCCAATCGTAATTAGCGTTTTCTAGGAATTCAAAGTTGCATGACATTTTACATCCCAGAAAGGCATTTTACATCTTGAAATTATTCTCCAAGAATGTGAGTACCTTTCCCTGCTCCTCTAAGTTAGTGTTACTAAACTCGGTAATATAAGGCATCAGTTCAAAGTTTGATAGTAGATTACTATATTTAGTCGCACGACCTTTTAGGAATGTCTCAGACTGGTCGGATCCTCGCTCGATGTAGCGTTCTTTTAGCGTGGAATCAGGCACTTTAAGGTAAACCACCTGTAAATCAACACCTTGCATATTCATAGAAAACTCTAGGAAAGATTGATTGAAGATTCGATCTCCCTCAAAGAGGATATTGGAGGTGGTTTCGGTAACGAACTCCTGAGCAATCGGCTGGACTGCCATTGATAGGCGATCTGTTCCAGCAAAGGTTTCACCATCCTCGTACTTACCTAGAATGTATAAGTCTAGTTCTTTACAATAGAGTGCAGGTAGCATCTTCTTTGGTTCGACTTTCTCCCAAGTTTTACCTTCCATGAACTTACGAAACAGAGTAGTCTTACCAGTTCCAGGTTGACCACCGACAGCGATAATCTTACGCATTGCGAGCCTCATTAATTAGATCCTTTAATTCACCTTCAGTAAATACCCATACTCTTCCGAGAAAGTGATGTGTGTCGCTATCAACATTATGTTTCTTCGTGAATGTTGCTTTCTTAATTATATCTCGTGCAAGATTCTTAGACAAGTTTTCTTTAATCTCATCTGCATAGGTTGGAACAGTTTCTCTTAACTTGGCTAACTCGAACTCTGCAACTTTATGTTCAACTGTAATCTTATTAAACGAATGAGTATCAAGAAAGTCTTCCATATCGAATCCACCAAATCCTAAACTGCTGGAAGATACCGCACTTGTTCCACTAGTAGTAGAAATTGTAAGACTACCAGTACTACCAGTACCAATTCCATTGCCAGTATATGTAATATCACTCATGTAAACATCTCCAATCCATTTAATATAGGTTCTTCATCATCAAACATCCAATCCAAATTCTCTAGTTTACCAGAGTTAAGGAATGAACTAAATCTATCTTTATCAATACCATGTCTATGGTCTAGTCTCAAGTCAATTGTTTCTTCTCTTGATTGCCATAGAACATTCCAATCAATACCATACCAACCATCTTTCTCACACTGCATAATTTCTTCTGCTTGTCTATCAAGATAGTATCCAAGATACCTTCCATGACTCTTTCTGAATATCTTCTTGAAAGAACACAGACAGGTTTCCATGGTAAAGTAATCTATTTGGGAGTCCAGTTCTGGGAATCTCGCTTTCGTTTCAATGAGAATGTCCCTCGCTTGTGCTTCCAGATTTGAATAATCGACTCCAGTGAGTTTTCTATCCATATCGTTATCCCTCCCAATGGCGAGAAGTAATCCATTACGATGAGAGCGAGAGCCATCATAATCATCCAGCATGAGGCTAGTAGGAGTGATACGCACACCAGCAGTATGCTTAAGATGCTGAAGATAAAACCAAGTGGAATAACGACCAAACTTATGCAGCCCAGACTTAATGCCTGTCCACAGATTATCAAAGTTCTCTTCCTCAGATTGTCCATAGTATTCTTCCAATTTTTCTCGTTGTGTCTTATTACCAATAAATTGCTGATAAGAAGCAAACATTGCAGGAAGATGTCCTTTGTTCCACTTTGTATCAGTCTGATATCTTAATCGTTTATAGTTGGCAGTGTTCCATTGAGTCATACGATCAACTGTTGCCAACTCGAAGTCTGGAAACTCATTCATGAGAATCCAAGCAGTTGGAAGATAGTATGTATTACCATACAACCAGCACAACCACAACTTCTGTTCATCATTATGTTCGTATCGTTTATTGAGATAGTTCGTTGCCCATACTGCTGGATCGCAATCATCATACTTCAATGACCAAGCATACCAGCGAATGAACGCTTCCCTACGATTTTGTTCTAATCTATAATCCATTATAATAAAAACTCTTCAAGTGATGGTTGTTCCATTAATGCTTCACGTAACCATGCTTTACCCACTGCATCAATTGCTGTTTGAGTTTTGGCTTTCTTCTTAACACCCCAAGTGTAAGATTCCAATCCCTCAGCACGGAATTGATCCCTTGCTTTGTATGGTGGTAATGCTTGAAGTGGATTTACAATGGCAAAATCACGATAAGCAATCTGTTCTGCTCTCGTTGGAAACAATGGTTGGTCTGAGTCGAGTCATCTTTCTTTCCTTAACTGCATAATCAATCCATGCATCCCAACACTTTGATGCGTAACCCTTACCTTCATTTCCTTCAAGTGTAACAATCTCGTAAAGATTACTGTAACCATCTCGATTAAATGTGGCAAAGATTAGCGAAACAACTTCACCATTAACTTCATACGCAAGTGGAGGTGCTTTGTCATAGTTATGAAAGCGATACCACAATGAATGTGCAGCCGATAAGAACTTGGTGTTCTTACCAGCTGGGCTAGTTTTAATTAACTCTTCAACTCTCGTTGAATTAACAAAGTTCATATTGTAAGTCCACCGCATCTTCAATGACTTCTTTTTCAATAGTCATTGCGAGTTGGTCATCAAATGTAATGTAATGATTCAT